AAACATTATTGTCTGCCATACCTCCAAACAAGATGAGTTCCACCAAAGTTTCCTGGATTGACATCCAATACCCTACCGTTCTCCGTATGTGTACCTCTGTCAACAACAACCGTGTCACCTTCTCTTGGTACTTTGCCTTGCTCTTCCCATCCCTCCCTGTCTATGGGCAAGGCGAGCCCCCTGTAAGAGGTTACTACTTCTCCCTTGTCTGAGGTGGTGTTTTTCTCATAAGCTCTGCATTCCCCTTCGTAAATGACAACATCTTCCGTTTCATCCTGCATAGGATCTTCACCAACAGCCCTCTTTATAGTGCAGTGGTGAGGAAAACGTGGATTTTCAGGTCTTATGTTTGACATTATCGGTAACGTCTTGGATTGCGAATACCACGACCTACAAAACCCCAAGACTCCTCTCCTATTACAGGCAAGTCATATTTCTCGAAAATCTTGTTAGCCATGGCAAGGTATTGTTTGAGTACACTGGCAGACATCCTTTCACCATTTTCAGTCTTCCTCCAATCTGCATCTTCTTCAGACCAACCACCGCTCTGAGTGGGAGAACCTGCCACCCAAGCATACAGCCAAGCCAAAGAAAGGTCTTTCTGCCTCTCAGTAGCCTCGTCATACGGAGTAGAAGGGTTCACTTCTGCGTCAGCACAAATAGAAAGGAGAGCCTTGTCAGGAATTGTAATATTCCTGACCTTGCCCTCCAGATAGTCTTTTATGGTGAACATTTCTGCCATAATACCTGTCACTTAGAGATTTTACTGTGGATTGTAAATCTTTACGCGGCCATAGTTACGCAGATTGCGGAACACAGGACCAGCGTACAACTCGAACTCAACAGTATTATGAATCGGGTTCTCACCCCATGTGCTCAACACAGCAATACGTTCCTCGACAAACGAGTACATGGTGTTGCGTGCGATGCCACCGTAAGCCTGACGGTCTTTCCATATAGAGTTGGTGTTCTTGATGTTGAACATCTTCTCGCGGCTGTTGAAAGCAACGATGTACTGAGGTGCGAATGCAGGAGCATCCTCCACAGGAACGCCGTCCTCTTCGTGAACAGACTTGAAATCAACAGGCAGGAAAGGCCAAACACCACGGTCGTGCAGGAATGCTGCAATCTCACGACGAGTAGTAACGTAGTCGTCCTGTGCGATTGACAACGTACCACCACTCAGCGATGCAAGGTAAGCTGCACGATTGGCAAGGAATGCACGGATTACTGCAGGATGGTCGAGAATCATATCCAACGTATCCTTGTTCAGCATCCAAGCGTTAACTTCACGATTCTGAGTCTGAGTGTACAAACGCTGCAACTCAATCATGTCCTTGATGACATTTGCCTTGTCGTCTGGTACAAGAACACCGCTCTCGTACTTGAACCAAGCAGGAGAAACTTCCTGGAACTGATTCTGGTCGAAGTCGAAGGTGAAGTCGTACTTCACACCGTCAACGGATGCCTCGTGAATCTCAGAAGTTGAAGCCAACTCAAAACACATGTGTGTCAGCTCGTTATGCATACCACCGAGGATGTTCTGAGCATTGGTCAGCAGAGAATCATAAATAAGACTCTGCATAGAAGCACCTGTGTTGTTGCGTGCATCACGAAGCAGGAACATATCGTCCTCGCCCATAGTGTAGCCGTGACCGAACTTAGGTGTTGAACCAGTGTAGAACTTCCAACCTGAGGTGTTACGCATTGGCTTCAAGCCGTGAGTTGAGAGCAGAGAAGCGCGTGCCATGATGGGGACGGTCTTTGTGCCCTGACTCCACGTCTTGCTGTCGCTGGGAGTATCCCAGTTACCAAGCATACGCCACTGAGCCTGATTGTACTTTGCGTTGGCAGTGTCCATGATGACACTGAAATTGTTCTCATCTACATAGCGACGGATGTCATACTGATTGTAGAAATTCTTAGCTCTTGTAGTTGCCATAATCTTTCCTCCTTCTTTTTACTTGCGGTTAGACCATTTAAACTGACAGCCAGCGGCAACGAGAGCAGCCTTGATAGCATCGTTGATAGCAGGCATACGACGCTCCAAAACTGGACGATCATTCTTGTAAGCACCGTCACCGTCTACTGAGATAGCGTTGGCGTCACGAACGATGTCGTAAGGAGTCAGAGCGTTAGGAATAGCCTTAATCTTCTTGCTTGTTGCGTCTACCTCAACAAGGATAGCATCAGCAGCAAGACCTTCGATGGCTGCACTGAGAGTGATTACATTGCCGTCCTTTGAGGCAATGGTGGCATACTTGGAAGCGGCCTGAGAGAGGTCACTGCCCAAAACTGCTACGGTAGCACCTTCCTTGAAGGCGGTCTGACCGAAGCCGAGGTCTGCAATCGTCACGGCTGTGCCGTCAACAGCAGAAACCTTACCTGTGATAATAGGAGTAATCACGCGGGTTGACTCGTCACAATTCACAGGAGTACCGCAAGGCAGAACGTCGCCAGGGGCGGGGAGGTCTGCGAGGTTGAAGTTGAAACCGCCGACAAGCAGTTCAGGCTTCCCCTCGAACACAACCAATGCGCCACCGAATTTTGCGCTTGCCTTGACAATCTGATTAAACGTACCCTTAATCATAATGTGTTTGTTTTGTGTTTGTAAATAATAAAGTGAATTAACTCTCTATGTTGAAACCCGCGACTACATCATGTGTGACTCAAGGTCTTTTGCTGCCTTGGCTTCCTCCTCTGCCTTCTTTTGGCGTTCCTTGATGAAATCCTCAAACTCTTTGTTGGAGTTTTTGTTTCCACCTGCACCGCCAGCATAAGGACTGCTGCCGGAATCACCATAAAAATCCTTATAAAGTGACTCGTATTTCTTTTCAACCTCAATCTTGAGTTTGTCGAAATCCGATTTCTCGTCTATCGTTAACTCCTTGATGGCAAGGTTTACCACTGGTTCGCGGTCTGCCATACGGACATCCAGGAGATAAGATTTAAGGTCTTCGCGGATTTTGTTGACGAAAGCATCCTTTTTCTCTTGTTCAGTCTTCGCCATGTAGTCTGTAAACTGCTTGGTCAACTTACCAAGAGCACCATCCTCGCCTGTGATACCGCTTATAGCCTTGCTGACTGCTTCAGCAATCTGTTCCTCCATAGTCTTTTCTTGCTGTGGTGGAGTCTGCTTTGGTGGTTCGTTGGTAGGATGGTCTTTCTCCCACTGAGCCTTGAATGCCGACATAGCTTCGTCGATAGCCTTCTGCTGTGCGGTCTTCTGTTCGGTTTCCCATTGGCTCTTGCCTCTGCTGATACCGTCGGCTACATCATGACGAAGCTGTCCGCTCATCGTTTTGAGCATCTGCAATGGAATCGAATAAGTCTCTTCCGTTACTTTTTCGTCTTCTGCGAATTGTGAGAGAAACAAGGTTGCTACCTCGTCATACGTTCTGTCGCTAAGGTTGTCTACTCCAGCCTTAGACTTTAAATTTTGAATGAGAAGATTTTTCTCCATAATAGAATAGTTTAGTTTTTGTGTTGAAACGTTATCCCGAAAGCAGTC